CTTGCACCATATCTAGGCTTACGCTTTTATTGCTAGAACCTGCATAGTTTGGAATATATATTTCGCCATTACCAAAGGTGCTAGAAGTGGCACTTGCCCCATCTATGTAGTTTCCAATTAAGTAAGTTGAGCCGCCTGTGGCTGCGGTGTTGGTTTCAGAACCCACAGAACTGTTGCCGTTATAAAGGATAATCCCTGTATATCCAGTTCCAGAGTTGTTAAAGGTAATCTTTAATTGGTCTATGACTGATGCTCTGTCTGTCCTTAAAGACAATTTTAAGCAAAGGTCTGTATAAGTTCCAGCAATAGAAGTAAAATCTATGTTTGCAGCCCCACCTGACCCGACTGTAGAAGAAGCGATTAACTCAAATGTGTTTGGCATTATGCGCTCGCAATTCCGTAGAGGGTAAAGGTTGAGCCTGTGTCAAAGTTTTGCCCTGATCCTTCTAAAGTAATCAAAATTGTAGTGATTGCAGAAGTAGAACGATACAAGCCAACAATAGCAACTGGACCTGTATCCGCTGCATCTCCTCGACTTACCCAAGTCTTAAAGGTGGTCGTGTTGCTGTAATTTTGGAAATGAACTGTGTTTTGACCCCAGTTAGCAGTAGAGGTCTTGAAGTTGATTGCACCTCTAGTTTGATTGCTTTCGCGATAACTTGAAGCCGCTGTTCCGCTACCTTCCAAACTTGTGTAGGAGTAGTTAGTTCCTGTGTCTGAATTAAGGCGAATAGTTGTCCATCTATTTGGAGTAGCAGTTTGCTTCGCATTTATCACCAAAATAATGTCGGTATAAGAGCCGCTGATTGAACTGAAAGTTACGCTTGAAGTTGCGCTTCCCAGCGTGGTAGTGGCTATCGGCGTGTAAGTAGAACCTGCGGGCATTTATCTATCCTTTGATTCCGTAAAGAGCGAACTGGGAGTTGGCAAGAAAGTTTGCGCTTGTTTCTAATGTAAAGTCAATAGAAGTAACCGCAGCAGTATTTCTCCAACTTCCAGACTGTAGGTTAATCTCATCGCCTGATCCTGTTGTGTTGTAATTAAATCCAGCAACCGAGCGGACTGTCTTATATTTATTCGTATTTTGATAGTCCAAAAGGTCAATCACTCCACCTGAAAAAATGTTTGCGCTGACGTTTGTTCCTGCGGCTAGACCAGCAGGTGCAAAGTTGTAGTTTGCTCCACCATAAGCAAACGCATTAGAGCCATTACCACCTAAGTAATGCCCTGAATAATTAGATCCTGAATCGCTATTAAATCGAGCGTAAACAGCTGCAGCTGTGTAATCACTTCGAGAACATCGAGCTATGAAACGGATTTGTAGATGCTTATAGGTGCTAGGAATTGACGAGAAGGAAATAGTGGATTGAGACGACCCAAGGGTTACTGTCGCAATAGACTCATATGAAGTAGGCGGTATTGGTGGCGTACCTGTCCCATGAATTGCAGCTATTTGATTAAGCAATTGCGCCTACCACATACCAAGTGTCGGTTGCTGTCTTAATGCAGACGGCAGACTTGTACTGTCCAAGGGTAGGAGCAGCCGCTACTGCGCCCGCTGATAGGACTGTCGTTGTGCCAGAAGTGACCGCGCTGATGGTGCAAGTACCCGCCCCGATATTAAGGACTGTAATGGCTGTGCCCACAGGGAAGGCTACGCTGGCATTGGTAGGAATCTTAAAGGCGATGGCTGTTGCCTTGTTCATAATCTCTAGGACTTGGTACTGATCCGCAGAAACGGCTGTGTAGTCCGCTGTCTGGGCTGTGCCAACTGTGAAGGTTGGAAGGCTGTTATAGGTAGCCGCTGTTAATACGTCTCCTGTTGTGACTGGAAAGGTTGCCATGTTGCTCCTAATAACTCAATGTAGATGTGCCGATTATACCGTATGTGGTGCTTCCAATAATGAAACCGTCCACTATTGGCTCAAGCGTAGTTACTGCTACTTGCATCTTGTTAGCTGTTATATCCCAAGCGAAACCCTGCGCCTGTAATGTTTTGTTGATTGTCGAGCCTGACTCGGTGACATTGGTGATGTCGAGGTTGTCAAAGTAGTCAAGCCCAATAAGGGTGTCCGTTGGTACTGCTGGGTCTAGCAAGTCCACCAGCATTTCGTCAATACGGATCGTAGTTTCCTTGCGGGTATTGACGTAGTTCTGGGCTGCGCCTAGTACCTGCGCATCTGTCTCGGCAATGAGGTTCTCTTGGTTCAAGCCATGAGGGAAATACTTGTCAATCGAGGTCTGGCTAAACACGTTCTGGACTGTGCCGCCTGTGCGTGTGAATCGGACATCGTTGATGATGAGCTTGTCATCGAAGGCATACTTAACGTTTCTGTAGGGGATGCCTGTGGTCTGATTAAACGCAATAGCAGTATCACCAAGGCTGCTTGTAACCTCGCTGCGTGACTTATAGACAGCAGTACCATCAGGGCTCATGTAGAACGCTCCAAGCCCTTCCGAGAACTCTGCGTTCTTAATCGCATCAAGCGTGGTGCGTACTGTGCCTGTGTCTGCAATACAGGTGGCATCTCCTGTAGCGATAGATCGCATGGAGTTAGGAAACTGGACATCATCCAGAATCTTGTTAATGCGTGTGCCTGTGGTCTGCCCTGCCGCCGTATCGGCTACTGTGGCGATATTAGACATCTGCAAGAGACGGAAGCCATCTGTACACAAGATGTCTACATAGGCTGTCTCCTGCCCTACAGGGAAGGTATAGCGGTAGTCATTGACATAGCCGCTGAATAAAAAGTGGTCGGCTGTAGCTGTGGTGGCAGAGATGCGCACCTTGCGTAGAGGCACAAGATAGCCAAAGTAAGGCGAGGCTGGGTTCTGTGGGTTGAAGTAGCCTAGAGGGTCTAGCACGCGGACTGTTGCAGTACCTGCATCGTAAGTATCTTTCAGGATATTACGTCCACGCCTGATTGAGATGCTGTACACGTCAGGAGTTAGATCAACTGTAGGAATGATTACATCAGATGAGCCAAATGAATTAACACCGATAACGCCGTTATCTGGTGAGCCAATGACGAAGCCAGTACCAAAGGTAGCACCAGAGCTAAAGTCAAAGGTGACTGCTATCTGTGCAGGTAATGTCATCCCGCAAAGCCACCAGTTCTGCGGTTGATATAGGCAGAGTCTCCAGTAGATAGTGACTGGTTCTGTAGGTTCTTTGCAATGGCGTTGGTCAAGTCTCCATCGCCTGTGACCTTTAACTCGACTACTACGTTATTAGCATTAGGGTTGTAATTAAGACCTGTGCGTGTGTTGTAGGTAATCATGTTGTCAGATGGGAAGGTTGGCACGTTTGTAGGTGGTGGCGTTGGCACAGAAGTGTTGCCCTGTGGTGAAGTTGGAACTGGCGCGCTGGTCATAATGGCGGCAGCCTTGCCAGCAAGATAGGAAAGATAAGCATCAAGGTACTCGAATGGGTTACGGGCGTTAGGTAGGGCAGATAAGAACTTGGCAAGGTTGCCGGAAGCATCTTGCGCCTTAAGAATCTGGTTGGTGAGGTCTCTGGCTACTGCTTCGTTGCCGTTAAGGATTGCAAGCTGCGCCTGTACGCGCATTGTTTCCTCTTGGGTAAGTTTGCCCTTGAGAGCTGCTACAAGTTGAACCTGTTCTAAGTCAAAGATTGAAGCAGACTTCTTTAGGCTGTTCTGCTTCTTCTGCTCGGCTGTCAGAGCCTTAGTAGATGCAACCTGCTTCTTAGTTAGGGCTGCAACTTCCTTGGCTCTTTTAGCGGCTGCTGCCTCTGCTTCGCGCTGCTGGCGTGTGCGGATTGCTGTACCTGCTGGAGAAGCTGAACGTCCGCGAGAGACTGTAGGGGTGCGGTCAAAGGTTCTGGCTAGTAAGCCATCTGCGCCAGTTAGACCACCAAAGGAAGTAAGGAAATCTAAACCCTTGTATAACTTGGTTAAGCCGTTAATGGCTTGGGCTGTAGCCATAGTAATTGCGTTAATTCCCTTGGCAATATTCTCAATAGTCTTTTGTGCATCGCTGGCTTGTGATCCACCACCAAGGACTGCAAAGGCATCAACTAGACCTTTACCGATTGACTCCTTAGCGTTCTCTGACGAGACACGCAACACATCTAATTTATATGAAGTGGTGGTGAGGTAATCCTGCGCTGCGCCAGCAGACTTAGCCAGCATGATTCCTAGAATCTCGTTAAAGCTCTTGGTCTGTAATTCTGCGCGGGTAAGCCCTGTGTTGTACTTGATAAGCCCGCGAGTAATGCCTACATAGCCTTTGCCTAAGTCTGTAGTTACTGTGGCTAAATCTACGCCTGTGGCTCGGCTAATCTGGATAGCATTGTTAAGCAGCTCTTGAGACTTGGTGAGTGATCCTGTGATGTTAAGTAAAGACTGGAAGGCTGGGCGAAGAATGTCATCAGCGATTGCTGCGCTTCGCTCCAAGCCAGAAATAAAGTCTGCAACCTGCACCTTGCTAAATGAAAGTCCAAGGTTATCAACTGCGCTGGATAGTCTGCGAGCCGCCGCCTCATCTTCTGCGAAAGCTTTAACTGCTGCCTTGCCATAAGCTGCCATTGCTGATGCGCCGAGGGTAATACCTAGAGTCTTGCCAAGTTGCTTAACTGTCTTATCAAGACGCATGGCGGCATTGTCAGCGTCCTTAAACGCCTTCTTGCCTACGAACTCTGCCGCTATATCAACTCTTAAGTCTGCCATTATCCTTTAACCTTTGTATTGAACTTAGCGGCTGAACGCTCGATTGCCTTTATTACTCCTGCTGTGGCTTTGCCCTGATCTTCCTCGAAGGCTCTGAAGATTGCTCTACCTGTCATCTTCTGCTTATCGCCCTTAAGTTGTCCACCTAGGCGTGGCGTGAAGTTGCCTGTAACGCCTGACTTGCGTCCGGCAGTTTCGTAGATTGCGCCTGCTGCGCCTTTGTTAAATATAGATGCTAAAGCCCTAAAGCCTGAACGATTGGCTTTGCTAGGGCTTGTTTTATAGCTGATACTACGGCGGGCAATAGTGGCATCGTAGAAACGATTAGCCCAGCGACCTTTGGCGTTAGGACGCTTCAACCATCCGCTTGGAGCTTCTGCGTTTGATGGCAAGTAACCGCGAGCATCCTTGACTACTGGCTTAAGAAAAGCCGTAATCTCTTTGGTTGTCTCTTTGGCTAGTTCTGGCTCAAACTGTCGCAAGGCTTTACGATAAGCGATTACGCCTTGGATTTTTGTTGGCATCGCTTCGCTCCTTTGCTATGTCCTTTAATACCTGTACATGAGCCTTGAAAGCCATCGGAGAAAGTTCC